AACTAGACACGCATAAAGTAGAGTTAGGTTTAGTAGACGACGTTAAAAAATTATCTAACAATATAGAGCAAGACTGGAAAAAAGCTTTAAATATTGCAGTAAACGGTGCGAAGTCTTTAGAAGATAAAGTAATGAAAGCTACAAAACCTTTAAACGACCAAGTATTAGAATTACGACAAAGTATAGATAAAGCAGAACAAGCTTTAAAAGAATTAGGTATAGGTAAAAATTCTGATATAGAAAAAGCAAAAAAGCAACTAAAAATAGCTGCTGGTCAGTCTAAAGAATTAAGTGCAGTAGCAACTAGAATAAGAAATATATATTAATATGGCTGTATTATTTATAAGCGAAGACACTATAAAAAAGTCTACTACTATTAACGGTAATGTAGACGTAGAACTATTGTTACCATACATTAAGGTAGCACAAGACATACACGTACACCAGTTGTTAGGTACTAAACTATACGACAAGATACAAACGCTTATAACTGCTGCAACTATAGACGACGGTGGTAATGAAGACTACGAAACGTTAGTAGACCAGTATATACAACCAGTATTAATACACTATAGTTTATACGAATGTGTACCGTTTCTGTCTTACAAAATTATGAATAAAGACATAGTACGTAAGATTAGCGAAACAAGTACACCAGCAAGTTTAGAAGACATAAAGTATATGCGTAATATTATACAGAATACTGCTGAATACTACGCTACACGTTTAGTAGACTATATTAGACACAATACGGACAAATACCCAGAATATAGCACCAACACTAACGAAGATTTAAACCCAACTAAAGACACTTACTTTAGTGGTATGAATTTAGACACATACGAACAACACAGTAGAATAACACTACGTGACTTTTTAGACGGTAGTTTTGACGTATAAACCAAAAAAAGAAAACATACAAAAGCTGAAAAGCTATTTAGATAAAAAAAATGAAAAGTCTAATACAACAAAACGCAGACGTACTAGGTCTAAATAGTATAAGCTTAATGATTAGCTTCACAGAAGTAGAACAATTTTTACAAATTATTCTTTTAAGTATTTCTATTATATACACAATAGATAAATACATAACATACCGTAAGAACAAAAAAAATACCTAGTAAATGGGTAAAGACTTTACAATAAGTATAGGTAATATAATATGGATAATAGGCGTAATTTTTATGGCTGGTACTGTATTTGCTAATATTTCGCAACTAGGTAAAGATATTTTAATTTTAGATCAAAGATTAGAAAAAAAAATTAAGATAATTAACGAATGTGAAGACAGAATTATCGAACTAGAAAAAGAATTAGCTAAAATAAATTGTAAACATAAATAATGTTAAAGTATTTTAATTTCGAAGAATTTGATAGCCCAGACGAAGACGGTAGTGGTTTACCAACTACAGACGGTGGTAAAATGTCTATAAGCTTTTTACATAAGCTAGACGAAGCACGTGCTATAGCTGGTGTACCTTTTAAAATTACAAGTGGATATAGAAGCGAAAAACATAACGCTACTGTAGGTGGTCGTGTAGGTAGCAGTCACTTAAAAGGTGTAGCAGTAGATATACACTGTAAAACAAGTGCAGACAGAACTAAAATTATTAACGCTTTAGTTAAAGTAGGTTTAGGTAGACGTATGGGTATAGCTAAAACGTTTATACATACTGACGACGATAAAGACAAACCAGCAGCAATATGGTTATATTAGATATATTTAAAAATTTAGTACCACAAGTTAGCGAAATAGTAGACGAACTGCATACGTCTGACGAAGAAAAAAAGCAGCTAAAGCTGGAACTACAACGCATATTATTAGAACAAGAAAAAGAATTATTTAGTAAAGAAGTAGAAGACCGTAAAAGTGCAAGAGAATTATACAGTAACGACGCTTTTATACAGAAAATATTAGCAGCGTTATTTACGTGTGCTTATTTCGGTTTATCTTATGTTTTATTTCGATACTTTGTTACAAGCAATATACAACTATCTGACTACGAAATAGGTTTTATATCTACAGTATTCGGTGCTATGTCAAGTAAAGTTAATACAATTATAGATTTTTTCTTTGGTGGATCAAGTAAACAAAACAAATAGGTATAGGTTAAAAGCAGACGAAGAAGCGTTACTATTAAACTATCGAAAACACAGAACTAATAACGTACTGGTAATAGGTGATATACACGAACCATTTACGCTAGACGGTTATTTAGAATTTTGTATAGAACAATACGCAACACACAACTGTAACGAAGTAGTGTTTATAGGCGACGTAATAGACAATCATTATAGTAGTTACCACGAAACAAGTGCAGACGGTTTAGGTGGTTTAGACGAACTAGAATTAGCTATAAGTAAAATAGCTAAATGGTATAAAGCGTTTCCAGAAGCTACAGTATTAATAGGTAACCACGATCGTATTATAATGCGTAAAGCACAAACGTCTGCAATACCTAGTAAGTGGATAAAAAGCTATAAAGAAGTATTAGAAACTCCTAACTGGAATTTTGTAGAACGGTACGTAAAAGACGACGTACAGTATATACACGGTGAAGCTGGTACTGCACGTACTAAATGTCGTGCTGATATGATGAACACAGTACAAGGACACTTACACACACAGTGCTATACTGAACATTACGTAGGTGCTAAATATCGTGTATTCGGTAGTCAAGTAGGGTGTGGTATAGACTTTAAGTCTTACGCTATGGCTTACGCTAAAGCTGGTAAAAAACCAGCAATAGCTTGTATGGTAGTTAAAGATAATGGTACTTTACCTATAAATATCTTAATGAACTTATAATTAGTCAGTTATGCGTTCTGCGTAACAACAAAAGGACACAAACAAGAAGTATATATATATTAGTATTATATTATTATATATATATCTATGTATATATTAGTATATATATGTATATATAGGTATAACTACGTAAACTTATATCTAGTTATTAAAAGTTTTTTATTATTTATTTGTTTTATAAACTAAAAAGTGTTTATATTTGCGTATTATTAATTTAAACGATACACACAAAATGAAACCAAGTAAAGAATTATTACACGAAGCAAAAGCAAAAGCAAAAGCAACTTTTAAGCCAAACCGTAACAACACAATACAGTCTATTAGATTAACGTCTGACGAAAAAAGCTATACATTATTTTATTTAGCTGGTATATATTACATAGGTACATACACAAACGAAGCTTTGCCGAGTTTTTTTAAAAACAAATCAGTTTATCAAATGCAAGACGCAGACGGTAAAGTTAATGCAGAAATGCAAAGACTAATAGTTAGATAATAATATGTAACACCTTAACACCTCATACTTAACGGTATGGGGTTTTGGTGGTATAAACCAAAAAATACACAAAATGATTACATTACTACAATTTATTCTGCTATTACCTATAGCATATTTACTTAACAAGTACGAAGACAAAATTAGTAACTTTATATACGAAACGATATGCAAGTAGAAAAAGTTAGATTAGGCGACGTCAATAGAGTTATAGACAATCAAATAGAAAGTCTACAAAAACTAGCTAAAGAGTGGCAAGAAGAAGAAGTAAAAGCTATTAATAGCAACTATAAAAATGATTACGCAGTACAGTTACATTATAACGGTCGTGCTATGTCTACGCTACACGCTATCGACAGACTAAAACAAATACAAAGTAGTTTAGAACAACGTAAAATATTAGATATATAATTATGACGCAGCAAGAAACATTAAATAAAATTTTTAAAGACAACGGTTTAATACCAGAAGACGTATTTAAGCACCAACACTATACAATTATTACACGTGCTGGTATTGATAAAATACAAGCTAAAAAGAAAATAGAAATAAGCTATAATTTAGAACGTTGCGAACCTACATTCGCAGTAGTTAAAGCTTATGCTACTTTAGGATCTAGTAAGATAGAAACTTACGGTAGTGCTTTAAAAGGTAATAGTTTTAAAGACGGTAGTACAAACACGTACTACGTAGTAGAAATGGCTGAAAAACGTGCTATGTCTAGAGCAGTATTAAAATTAGCTGGTCTATATTCTTTAGGTGTTTTTGGCGAAGACGAAAGCGAAAGTTTTAAAAAGTAATTAATTAATCAATAAATAAATATTATGAGTTTAGAAGTAAAAGGAACTTTAGTTAAAGTTTTAGAATTGCAAAGTGGTACTAGTAAAGCTGGTAAAGAATGGGTTAAACAATCTTTTGTTTTAGATACTGGTGCAAAGTATAACCCAGAAGTATGTTTTAATTTATTCGGACAACAAAAAGTAGATATGTTATTAGAATTTAGTGCTGGTGACAACGTACAAGTATTATTTAATTTATCTAGTAGAGAGTACAAAGGCAATTATTATACGTCTGCTGACGTGTGGCAAATGGCTTTAGACGTAAACGATCAAGCTAATAATACTTTTGACGATAAATTTAACGGTACTACACCAGCTGATATGCCATTTTAATTATGAACGACTACGACACATACACAGAAGACGGTATTAATAAGGGCAAAGACTACAAGTATACTGCTAAAGAATATGGCGAACTAGACAGTAATAAAGAACGCTGGATAATACGCACAATACCAGAACCAGAAGAAACTATAGTAAAAAAGTTTTATATAGCTTTAAAAGCTAATAACAAAGGTTCTGCTATACATATAGACGCTGCTACTGGTATGCGTTATGCAGACCACACACATATTAAAGGTGGTTTATTTGTAGGAACTGAAAAAGAATTAGACAACTACTGTAAAGAACTTATAAAGCAAGGTATTTACATACAAGACATTTACGATTATGAAAAAGAAGACTAGCAAATTATTAGAACAAGCACAAAGTTTAGTGACTACTGTAACTGGTACTGACATAACTAAAACGCAACGTGCTGACGTAATGAAGCAAGTACGAAGTATATATAGGCAAATTAAAGAAATTGATCCTATTATACATAAGATATTAAACGACGACGACAACCATAAAACTACAGACTAATGTTATTAGAAGAAATAGAATTATTAAAAAATATAGCTTCTGACGTGTTAGACATACCAGTAGAAGAAATAAACGTTAAAGGTAAAACTGCTGAACAAGTATTAGCACGTTTAGTAGTCTGTAATATTTTAATGCAAGGTGGTGTAACACCAGCAACTTTAAGCAGACATTTTTGCAAGCACCGTACTAACTTTTACCATTACCAAAAGCTACACAAACACTACACTGTATACCCTACAGACTATCCACAATATAACGAAGCTTATATACTGGTACTTAATAGGTTTGAAAACGAAAGTAGTGTAGGTTCTTTAAAACGTAATTTACAAACTGCTAGTACAATAGAAGAAATAGATTTAGCTATAGCTAACTTAAACCATTTTAAAAAACAATTAGTATAATGACACAAAAAGAAATAATTTTAAAACACCTAAAGGAACATAAAACTATTACTACTTGGCAAGCTATTATGGATTATGGCATAACAAGATTAGCAACTAGAGTATGGGAATTAATTAACGACGAAAATTACAATATTTACAAACGTACTGTCTGTGTAAAAACAAGATATGGCAAAAAAACCAGTATTGTTGTTTATTCTATGTATGAAGACAAAAAAATTGCTGACCAACTAGAAATATTTAACTAATGAACGGTTATATAAAACTACATAGACAAATATTAGACAACGGTGTATTTGCTGACGCTGAACTACTTAAAATATTTATATGGTGTATTCTTAAAGCTAACACAGAAGAAGCTATAGTATATGGTCGTAAGATAGGTGTAGGACAGTTTTTAACTGGTCGTGTTTCTGCAAGTGAAGAACTACATATAAAACCGACGACAGTATACAAACGTATGCAAAGATTAAAAGCACAAGGTTATATAGATATTGATAGCAACACTAAAAATAGTTTAATTACTGTCTGTAACTGGAAATCTTACCAGCTAGAAACTAAAGCAAAAAAGAAACGTGATCTATTAAAAGTAACTAATAAATTTTTAATAGAACTGTCTGCGTTTAAAGATAGTTACAACGAACAACTATTAGAAGCTTTTTATGACTACTGGACAGAACCGAACCACAGTAAGACTAAACTAAAGTACGAACTACAAAAGACTTTTGATATAGGGCGAAGACTAAAAACGTGGCAAAAAAATGAAGCAGCGTTTAAACCGAAAGAAAAAAAGAATATATTAGACACGTGGCAAGAAGCCAGAAACATTATATAATTATGACAAAACAAGACACAATAGACTTAAACCTACTAATAGCTACTTTTAGGTGTTTTAACGAACAACTGTATAATTTAAAAGGTAGGCACAGTAAAATAGTAAAATTAAAATTTAATCGTTTATTAGGTGTGGCTAGGGCTTACGAAAAAGAAGTAGTTAAATGGACAGACAATAGCCCAGAACTAGAAACTGTATACGACGAACTAATGGAAATAATTTTAACGGTTAAAGAACAAGTAAAATGAATATATTTAAACGCAATAATACAGACCAAAAGCAACTTAAAATAGACTGCGTAGATATAGTAAGTAAGTGTTATTTAGAACTAGGGCAAAAACCAGACACTGAACAAGTGGTATTAATGGCACAACTATTATACAACGAATTAATACGTTTTCACAAAGGGCTTACGACAGAAGAAGTACAGTTTGCTTTTGAAAAAGGTATAAGGGATAGCGACAACGGTGGTTTTGTAAATGTTAGAAATTTTAATATATGGTTAAAAGAATTTAAAACTAAAGCAGCTTTAAGAAGACAACAAAAAAGACTTACAGACTTTGAATTAGACAGACAAAACCAAAAGTTTATAGCAAATACTATTAACCAAGCAAAACGTTTAAAATGAAAACTTTATATATAGCAGCAGCTTTAATAGGTGCAGTAATTTCTGCTTTTATTTTATGGCAAGAACACCGACAAGACAAAAGATATAAAAGGCAAAAAGAATGGCTAAACAAAAAACACACGCAGCACTTAAAAAAGAACTAGACACGATCTTTAGTAAGTACATACGCTGGCACTATGCAGACGACAACGGTAACGTAGAATGTTATACGTGTGGTATTGTTAAACAAGTCAAGCAAATACAAAACGGTCATTTTCAAAGTAGACGACATACAAGTACACGCTGGCACTTAAACAACTGTAGACCACAGTGCGTAAAGTGTAATATGTATTCGCAAGGTGAACAACTATTATTTTACCGTAGACTATGTGCAGACATAGGCGAACAAAACGTAGACGAAGTAATACGTTTAAGCAAGTCAAGTATTAAGTACAGTAAAGAAGACTTAAAAGAATTGATTAAACATTATAAACAATTATTAAAAGAAATATGTTTATAAATACTTATTAACAAGCTTGTATATTTAAATGTTTTTGTTAATATGCACGTATGTTAAGTAACGCACTTTGTAAAGAACTAAAATTAATAGCTGCTAACTTTATACCAGCTAAAGACTTAGACGATCTTACGCAAGAACTATTTTTACAATTATTAGAATTACCAGAAGCTAGACTAAAAGACATTATAGAAAACGGTAATATACGTGCTTACTTTAACCGTATGTGTAAGTTAAGTTATTACAGTAAGACTAGCCCATACTACTACACCTATAAAAAAAGCTATGAACTAATTACGTACGATAACGAGTTATGTCTGCTGGCTTTAAAAAATGCTGAAAAAAAACAAGCACAAGCACATTTATATATTATTAATAACGAAGTATATGTTAATCAAATACTAGACGAACTTTACTGGTACGAAAGGGAATTATTTAAACTTTACGTATTAGGTGACAACGACGGTAGGAACTACACATATAGTACGTTAAGCGACAAAACTAATATTAGTAGAATGTCTATATACACAACTATTAAAGGTGTTAAAGCATATATTAATAAAAGGTTAAAAGAATTAAATAATGATATATAAAGAACTGGCACAACTAATAGACTACGACATACCGTTTATAGAAATATATAACGAACAAGGCGACGTAGAATATATAGTACAGTTAGACGACTTAACATTTGACGACATAGACGTAATGGTATTGCCAGAATATAAAAGCTATGGTATAATTAAATTAAAAAGGAATGGACAAAAGGAAAAAGCTGAATAAACCAAACTTTATGCTAAAAAGCTATAACTACTTTAAAGCAGTTAGTAAACGTGTGTTAGGTGGTTTTGAAAACGTAGACACACCAACGTATTACGATCGTGTTTTTATTTGTTCACGTTGCCCTAGCTTAACACCAGAACGAGAATGTAACGAATGTGGTTGCCCTATAGAAACTAAAGCAGCTTGGAAAACTGAAAAATGCCCTAAAGACAAATGGTAATAACAGAAGAACAAAAAGAACGTTTAATAGACGTATGGCTATACTGTAAAACTGGTACTGCTAAAACAAAAGAAAAAAAAGTAGAATTAATAAACTTATACAACGAAATATATAAAACAAAGTATAACCCTAATTCTAACTGTAGTAGCTGCTTAAATACTTGTTATCAAGGAATAAAAAAGTTAATAGATGAAATATAAATGTAAGTGCAAAACGTTTGACGTTTATAAGACTACTATGAAAGTAGTAGACGGTGAAGTAATAAACCCAGAAACATACTGTAAAGAATGTAAAACGTATGGCGAATACATTAAAGAACATAAAGGTTACGGTGGTATAATTAAAAAGCCCAACGGTACTATAGCTAAACGAAGTGATTTAAGAATGTAAATATGAACACACCAAACTATTATAAAGGTAAAGTATACGGTTATGAAGCACACGAAGTTATAGAAGACTTTGCTGGTGATAACTATAACATAGGTGTAGCTATTGCGTATTTGTTACGTGCTGGTAAAAAGCCCAACAACGATATAACTAAAGACTTGCAAAAATGTATAGACCATTTAAACTTTGAAATAAAAAGGCAAGACAATATAAAAGACAAAGAATTAAAAAGCTATTTAGAAAATGCAACTATTACCTATTAGTAACATATACCCAAACAAAGAAAACCCTAGACAAGTAAACGAAGCAAAGTTTATAAAGCTAAAGAAGTCTATACAAGACTTACCAGAAATGTTAAAGCTACGACCAATAGTAGTAGACGAAAACTATATTATACTTGGTGGCAATATGCGTTATCGTGCTTTAGTAGAGTTAGGACATAAAGAAGCTTATGTAATAAAAGCTGACGAACTAACAGAAGAAAAAAAAAAGCAATTTATAGTAAAAGATAATTTAAGTTTTGGCGACTGGGATTATGACATATTAGCTAATGAATGGGATAGCGTAGAACTAGAAGACTGGGGTTTAGATATATGGCAAAATGAAGACGATATAATAGCACACGCTGAACCAGAAGAACCAGTAGACAAAGATAAAGTAGTATGTGCTTTATGTGGTAAATAATTCGACAAATTCGACACTATGCAAGATCAAGACAGAACACTAAAAAATAAGCTATCTATGCTAGACGCACTAGAAAAAACTTTAGGTGTAGTAACGTCTGCTGCTAGGATAGTAGGTATAGACAGAACTACGCACTATATATGGCTAGAACACGACGAAGACTATAAACGTGCAGTAAACGACATAGAAAACGTAGCTATAGACTTTGCCGAAAGTCACCTACACAAACAAATTAAAAAAGGTAATACACCAGCTACAGTATTTTACTTAAAAACAAAAGGTAAGAAACGTGGTTACGTAGAGAAACAAGAACTAGACGTAAGTGGTGAAATAAAACCTATTAGCATAGAATTAAAAATTGATAGCGACACTAACGACTAAACAAGGGCAAGCCCTTAAATATCTTACTGACGATACTACTACAGAATTATTATATGGTGGTGGTGCTGGTGGTGGTAAGTCTTATTTGGGGTGTGCTTGGATAATATGGCTATGTACTAAATACGACGGTGTACGCTGCTTAATAGGTCGTAGTAAGTTAGACACGTTAAAGAAGACAACACTAAAAACATTTTTTGAAGTCTGCAGTGCTTGGAATATACAAGCTAATATACACTACAAGTATAACGCACAGACAAATATTATAACTTTTTATAATGGTAGTGAAGTTATATTAAAAGATTTATTTGCATACCCTAGCGACAAAAATTTTGATAGTTTAGGATCGTTAGAACTTACTGCAGTCTTTGTAGACGAATGTAACCAGATAACAGAAAAAGCTAAACAAATAGTAGGTAGTAGAATTAGGTACAAGCTAGACGAATACGGTTTAATACCTAAAATGTTAATGACTTGTAACCCAAGTAAAGAATGGGTATATACTACGTTCTACAAACCGTATAAAGATAATGTATTACCAGACTATCGTAAGTTTATACAGTCACTACTAACAGACAATAGACACGTAAGTAAACATTATAAAAACCAGTTAGAAAAATTAGACTTTGTAAGTAAACAACGTTTATTATTAGGTAACTGGGAATACGACGACAGTGAAGACAAACTAATAGACTATAACGCTATACTAGGTTCTTTTGAATTAGAAGACACGCAAGGTGGTACAAAATACATTACTGCTGATATAGCACGATACGGTAAAGACAAAACAGTAATTATATACTGGAACGGTTTGCGTGCAGAACAATTTAAAGTATTAGACAGTAATAGCGTTACAGAAGCTGCAGAACACATACGAACTATGCAACGTACTTACAGTGTGCTATTAGGTAACATAATTGTAGACGACGACGGTGTAGGTGGTGGTGTTAAAGATATATTACGCTGCAAAGGTTTTGTAAACAATTCTAAAGCACTTAAAGGCGAAAACTACGTAAACCTAAAGACACAAGTATACTATGCGTTTAGCAACGCTTTAAATAAGTCAGAAGTATATATTAACTGTAACAATATAACGCACAAGAATTTTATTATACAAGAATTAGAACAAGTGCGACGTAAGAACTTTGACAAAGACACGAAGTTACAACTGATAAGTAAAGACGAAGTAAAATTAGCTATAGGTAGGTCACCAGACTTTAGCGACGCTTTAGCTATGCGTATGTACTATGAACTAAAACCACAAGGTAATTACTATGTACAATAAAAAAAAGGTGGCAACTAAATAGCTACACACCCTTTTAAAACAATACACACGCAAATATACTGAATTGTTTAATTTTATATATTATAATAATGGAATTAGTTATTAACGACAATACATATTATATACCTAACGACTGGTCACAAATTAGTTTAGGTAAGTATATGTCTTTTATGGTGCAGTATGAAGACGCACCAGACGAATACACTAAACAGTTAGTTACTATAAGTGCTTTTACTAACGCACCTATAGAACTTTTAGAGGGCTGCAAGAAGTCAGACATAGACGAAGTATTAAACCAGCTTAACAAGCTTACAGAAAATACTATAAATTCGGATCTTAACACAATAATAACTATAGACGGTATAGATTACGGTTTTCACCCTAACCTACACGAATTAAAGTTAAAAGAATTTGTAGACTTAGATAATAAATTAAGTAATGGCTGGTCAGATATGGACAGTGTAATGGCAATACTATACAGACCGATTACAGAACAAGAAAAAGATAAATACGAAATAGAAGAATACGACTTTAGAAGTGCTAAAGAACGTGCTAAACTATTTAAAGATAAGTTAAGCGTAAGCACAGTAAACGGTGCAGCTGGTTTTTTTTTGAATATAGGAATGGACTACATAAACACTACGCAACACTTTTTAAAGAACCAACCACGCAAGACACGCAGACAACTTATAAGACAAATGAAGAAGCGTTTAGCGAAAGGTATGGCTGGTATAGTGTTATCTATAACTTGGCTAATGGTAATATATTAGACTTTGATAGAGTATTAGACTTAACAGTTAATGAATGTTTTAATTATATAAGCTATAAAAAAGATTTAGCACATTTACAAAAATAGAAATGATTTATAAAGGACAACAAATAAAAAACGTTACGCTAAATATGTTATACGATATGTTTAGAAGCATAGGTACTGACAGTTTATTTATTAAGACTACTACAATAGGTGATATATTCGAAGTAGATTTAACAGAAACTACATACCCATTAATGCACGTAGGTACACAGACTGCTAACTATACTAAAAACACTTTAGGTTATAGTTTTCAAATTATAGTAATGGACTTAGTAAGTAAAGACGAACGTAACGAAGAAGACGTATTAAGTGATATGCTACAAGTAATAGGCGACGTAATAAGTAAACTTAAAAATAGCGACTTTAATACTGACTACGAAAACTTTAGACACGATATTAGAATACAAGACAGTATAAGCTGCGAACCATTTACAGAACGTTTTGACAACGAAGTAACTGGCTGGACGGCTAACGTAAGTATAAATGTAGACTTTAACGCTTCTGCTTGTAGTGGTGAAGTAGCATAAAAATAAATAATAATATAATAACAATAAAATGGCAACAACGGTAACAAGTGCAGCACTGTCTGTAGAAATTAAAGAACAAATTACGTTAAACGGTACGGTATACGACCAAACTGTAACAACGTCTATTACTGGTATAGGTAATGTAAGTAAGCGTATAATGACAGTAGCAGCTAGTGGTACTGCTAATATAGCTACTTTTTTATCTACAGTAACTAATGACGCTTACGACACAGAAGACGTAAGATATATTAGAGTAACTAATTTAGACGACACAAGTGCAGTTATTTTAACTTTGTCGCAAGCTTCTACTGCTGCTGGTTTAGAATTAAAAGCTGGTAATAGTAGCACAATTTTTAGTATTAACGCTTCTGGTGCAGCAAGTAAAGCAGCTTTAAACAGTGCTAGTGCTATAGAAGAAATACACGTACATAATGGTAGTGGTGCAGCTATAGACATAGAATTATTTATTGCTACTGTCTAAATGCAACAAACTGAAAAAGTATTAAATGCTTTTGGTAAAAAGGTAGTACAGTCTGCACGTGGTATACTTAACGCTACTGGTAAAAACGCTTCTGGTGATCTGGGTAGTAGTTTAGGTTACGTAGTACACGTATATCCAAGTGGTGCTATAGAAATGGATTTTGTAGCTATGGGCTATGCTGATATTGTAGACAAAGGTATACAAGGTTCTAAAAGTAATGCTAAAGCACCTAAAAGCCCTTATAAATACACAAGCAAACAACCCCCTAGCAACGTAATAGACAAGTGGGTAGTGCGTAAAGGTTTAAGGTCTGCACGTGACAGTAAGGGTAGATTTATAAAGCGTAAAAGTTTAGTATTTTTAATAGCTAAAAGTATTAAGCTATACGGTGTAAAACCTAGCAACTTTTTTAGTGACGCTTTTAATATAGCGTATCGTGACTTACCAACACAATTTATTAAAGCGTATGCAAACGACGCACAGAAATTTTTAAAATTTGTAAGTAAAGAAATAAACTAATGGCAACTTATTTAAGACAAACGACAACCAAAAAAGATTTAAACCCAGCGTACCAAGACTTTTATTTATTTGTTAATGGTAGCGAAGCAGTTATAACTGCTGGTGTAGGTACTAACTTAAAATATGTATTATATGTTTATGACTTAAACGGTACGTTATTAGCTACTTTAAAAGTTGCTGCTGATAGTGATGGTCGTGGTATATTTAGAGTAGATAACGTTATACAAGACTTTACTAAAACAGACGTAATAGGTTACGATACATTTAGTCAATTAGACAGTAAATTTAAAGACGTAGGTGGTTTTGATAAAAGGCACAGTATACACCACATAGACAGTTACAGTAGAAATAAAGACAACGTAAAAGCATTTTACTTTAGAGCAAGTGCAGAATATGTAAGCACTATAGACGGTAGTTTAGTATCTTTACCTATTTCGACAACACAACCATATTTAAGAAATTTTTATTATTTCTGGAACGGTGTGGTGCAACATAAAGACGGTGAAGAATTTAACACTGCACAGTTTTTGTTAGACGGTAATACTAAAAAAGCTTTAACAAGTTTAGACAGTACAGTAAATAGAAAAATACGTATAGGCGACTATCATACTATTGCTTTTTTCACTGGTACATATTTTACAGACAACACTACAGAAACTAGCAGCGTATTCGATCAAGTTAAAATAAAAACATATAACGATAGCGACGTACTACAGTCTACTTTTATTTATACTAATGTAAATGCTAATGGTGGTGGTACTGCTACAAGTATTAGCGAAAACCAAAACCTTTTATATTTAGGGTGTGGTACACAAAACATAGACAACGAATATACAGAAGACTTTGACGGTGTATCTTACTACACAGTACAAGCTTTTAATGGTGCTTCTGTAGTGTCTGTATTATATCGTTTTGACATAGTAGGTAATGACTGTAAAGGTTACGAAACTATTAGACTAGCTTTTGTAAATAGATTAGGTACGTATGACTACTATAACTTTGATAAAAAGTCTATAAAAACTACAAACATAGTTAGAAGTACATTTAAACAAGACTATGGACATACACCAAGCGTACAAAATGGTAGTAATTACCACGACTTTGGTAGTTATGAGGGTGGCACAAAAAACTACAACGTAAACGCTACAGAAACTATAGAAGCTAACACAGACTATATAAGCGAAACAGAAGCAGTATTATTAGAAGAACTATTTACAAGCCCAGACGTGTATATGCAAAACGCAGACGGTAACTTTGAACCAGTAGTAATAACTAATAGTGAATACATAAAACAGACTACTGCTAATAATATGGTAAAGCAATATTTTATAACTTTACAAAAAGGACATAATACAAGGGTACAAAGATTATGATAAAATTAGTAGTAACAAATCAAGCAACACGTTTAGACCAGCAGTTAGATTTATACGGTAACGAAAATATTAACTTAACGCTACAAGTAGACGACGTTCGTGACATATCTAATAAGAACGCTAGTTATTCTAAAGACTTTAATTTACCAGCTACTAAAACAAATAATAAGTTTTTTGAACACTACTATAATTTAGATCGTTATAATAATAATTTTAGTGCTTATAATAATATAAAAGCTTTTTTATACGTAGACGACATATTAGTATTAGAGGGCTTTATAAAGTTGTTAAGCGTATTAGACAAAGAAACAGAAATTAGTTATAACGTAGTTATGTTTAACGACGTAGCTAATATTATAGAAACGTTAGGCGACGCACAAATTAAAGACTTAGATTTATCTGACATAGACCATAATGTAACTGGTGCTAATATTTTAAATAGCTGGTCGTCTACTGGTGTTACTTTGTCTGCTGGTGGTACTAGCACAGTACCGTTTTATGCTTTATGTAATAACAATAGTTTATATATTAATAATGGTTCTATACAGTATAGCCCTTATGCACATTACATACTACACATACAGTTAAAGTATATTATAGATAAAATATTTGCTTTTGCTGGTTTTACTTACAATAGTAATTTTTTTGACAGTACATATTTTAGTAAAATATATTTCGATACGTCTATAAATAGTGCTTTAGGTAATGAATATTTAGTAGACCCTATTAACTTAGACGATATTGCTGCTTCTGACGTAAACCTATCTATAAGTATAACTACACCAACGTCTTTAACTTATATTTCTGAAACAGACGCAGACGACTTATATAATAATACTAACGGTGTTTATACTGCTGCGTTTGACGGTCAATTATATATAGATACACGCAACGTATTTCAAAATTTAAACGTTTCACCACAAGAAGTAGCGTTAGTAGTAAAAAAAGTAGACGCTGCTGGTATACCTACATACATTACAGTAGCTACACATTTGTTAGGTAACAGTCAGACTACAACGGTACAGTTATATGGTTTTGTAGATTTATTACAAGGTGAAACTATACAAATAGGTTTTTATGCAAACGACTTAGCAACTGCAGTAAAAATACCAGCAGCTTACGCAGCTATTTCTAGTTTAGATATTTATACTTATGGCTACGATTTAACAGACGAAGCTATAATAGCTAGACGTGGCGAAATAAAGTTAGCTGACATTATTAGTGATTTAACTAAAATATTTAATTTAAACATAGAAGACAATAGTAATAGAAATTTAGCTATAGAACCTTATGTAGATTATATTACTAATACAGTTATAGACTGGACAAATAAAGCAGACTTTAACGAAACAGTTATAGAACCGTTAAACATACCTAAAAATATAAAATTTAGACACGCAGAAGACGACGAAGACTACTATAAAAATAGATACAAACAGTTAAACGGTATAGACTTTGGTGGTTTAGATTTAAGTTTTAACGTTCAAAGTGACGAAGAAATAACTATACAAACAGAAGTTTTT